AACCCTGATGTGTCTATCTGTCCTGACACGTCCAACTTGTTCTGAATATATTGGTTTTGGAACTGCGCTGATCCAAAGGTGGTTGTTCCACTCACGTTTAAATTTCCTGACACATCCAGATTGTTATAGACATACAGCCCTGATGTGTCTATCTGTCCTGACACGTCCAGATTGTTATAGACATACAGCCCTGATGTGTCTATCTGTCCTGACACGTCCAACTTATTCTGAACGTATTGGTTTGCGAATTGCGCATTTCCAAAGGTTGTTGTTCCACTCACGTTTAAATTTCCTGACACATCCAGGTTGTTCTTGACATACAGCCCTGATGTGTCTATCTGTCCTGACACGTCCAACTTGTTCTGAATATATTGGTTTACAAATTGCGCATTACCAAAGGTGGTTGTTCCACTGACTGTTAGATTCCCTGACACATCCAGGTTGTTCTTGACATACAGCCCTGATGTGTCTATCTGTCCTGACACGTCCAACTTATTCTGAACATATAGATTTGTGAACTGCGCATTCGCAAAGGTGGTTGTTCCACTGACTGTTAGATTCCCTGACACATCCAGATTGTTCTTGACATACTCATTTACAGTTCGGATGGTCCCTGACGCATCAATATCATTCTCTACATACACAGACCCTAAGAAATTAGAGAAGCCATTTACTTCTAATCTTGCTGTATTATCTGCGGGAATTGATTCATTGATTAGGAGGGTTGGTTTAATTGTATTATATGTGTTCCCCGCGAGCGTCGCATTTACATTTAACTGTCCTCCTGTTATATCCATATCGTTATAAAAGGTAGACTTTCCATTAATTTCCATAACCATAGTTCCACTAGGAAGTCCCGTAAAAGGAGAATTAATGCGGAGGCCCGATGTATCAATACGCCCTAATACCGTTAATACATTCGTAACCTTTGCGTCTATTATAATTACATCTTCTAAATTAATCGCCCCACTCACATCTAAATTTCCCTGAATATAGGTATTTCCTGTAATTTGCGCATTGCCTGACACATCTAAATTATTTGAAACACGAATATTTCCTACCACATCCAAGGCCTCCGTTGGATTTGTTTTCTGAATGCCTACTCTTCCTAGAACATAGGAATTTCCTGTTACATTTATACCGTTTTGTGCGGTAACTAATCCATACAAATGGCTTTGTCCCGATACATCCAAGAGGGTTTTTACTCCAAGCGTTTCTACCTGGAGGCCACTGATATCAAAGGTCCCTGAACTACTAATATTGCCATCTACCAGGACATTTCCATCTACATTTACTATATATCCTGCGGGAAATGGATCAGGAGGAGTTCCAACAGCCAATTTCTGTGTATTGGTCTGCCCTTTCACATTCAAAGTAAACGGAAGTCCTGTATTCTCATTCTGAAATGTGGCTTCTACTGATGAAATAGCCAAGATTTCGGTTGTGTTCATTTGTAGAACAAACTCCGCAGTTCCAATACCACTATTTCCAATTACATATGCTTTTGTTATACCACTCACTATTTGATTGGGAAGAATTTGCTGTCCATTAATGGAGAATGTATTGGGAGTTGCGATATTCATATTTGCCAGTACTTCAATCGTTGAAACCGAATAGGCACGAATTGTATCCACCTCGGGATTACGATTATCCCCCCCCTGATTCGCAGTTAGTGGAGCATAGGGTGAAACCGTATAGGGATTGAAATTATTAGACGATAAAAGGGATGGATAGACATTGTTCGGATCACTACCGGCATCACCATTTCCTGTATTGGATGACATTCCTGGCTACATATGTGATTTCATTTTCTTTAGATTACACAATCTAAAGTAAACAATATCACATATGTAACCAGGATGTCATCATCACAGTATTATAGACCCTATAGTACTGAATATGAAGAATATCAATCCGATGACAATTCTAATTCGGATTCGGATTCGGAGTCCTCTACATCATCCTCTTACGAAAATACCATTGCCAGAGGAACAGATGACCCCCGCTATGCCATTATACGCGCAGCAGGCCCCAGTCTGAATACCCCCAATGAACAATTGTACTATCAGAAGGGGACTCATACGGAAAATGTCGGGTATGCCTATAATGATTGGACACCAGGCATAACCAACACAACAGTCCATAAGGATACCATCAGTACCTTTTATCCAAGTGCCAAAGCAACTGTCACCTCCCTCTTCAGTATTGACAGTGCGAATCGTGATAAGAATGCCTACCCGCATTCCACCTTTTTTACATTGAAAACACCCCGCACCTATAAAAATATCACCCAAATTCAAATCACGAATATTGCCTTCCCCTATTTTTTGAATCAAACGGTGGATGTCAGTAACGTATTTAATGATGTTGCCACCTGGGTCAGTTCCAATTACGGTATCGCATATTCTAATTGTGCCACCTGTCTTAGCCAAGCAGGGTTAGGAGGAGCCACCAGTTCACTCATTGGCGGAAGTTTCTCTGAATATGGTCGTATCAGTCCCACCACCAAGACAAATCCCCTTGTTCATACCTTTACATTGAGTCCTGGAGATTATACAGGACCTCTTCTCGCCTCCGAACTAAACAAACAGATGAATCTAACGCCCCCCTTTAATATTATATCCTACGCAGAACATCGCCATATTTTTCAGGCCACAAAAACGGTGGACCATCTCTTCAATAAAGGTGGTAAGTGGTACTATAACATCAGTACAAAGTCCTATATTCAGAACGCGAGTCGGGACTCTATACGGAATGACTATATTCCACAAGTTGTGTTGGCAAACCCTACCAATCCCACGGAACGCGAGATCTTTGTGGCCTATTTTTATCCCGTCCTAAAACGTGCGTTCGCGGGTATGTTTGACCATAAATTCCTGGATTTTGGCATTCATAGAATGGAGGAAGTTAGACGTCGTGTCATGACCTTTGAAGGCGTCTCTAGTTCCCTGTATTATGAAATCACCTATGCCAATCGTGATACCCTCAAATCTATGCGGCGCCAAGGCACCTTTGAATATGCCCCCATTCATGACTATACGTGGCAGTTTAATCCCAATCTTGGCAAATTAACCGTTCAACATACCGACCTCCATCCATCCCTTCAAGAAGACATTCAAACCACTGCGCTCCGTCATCAATATCAAGAAATGTCGCTTCTCGGCTATAGTCCCCACGAATTCAAGAGCCTTCAAACACAGTCCAAACAACTCTCCGCCGTTGTGAATGATCTGACCAATACCATGAATCGGGCTCTGAATACCTATTTGCCTGCCGAAGCCTTCGCAAATCCTGATACACTGCTTCCCTCTGCCTGTGAACCGACCGATGAAGCACTCTTTGCCTTGGCAGAAGGACGATCCGCAGATGTCATCGGTGTTCGGTCAATTCGCAGTCATTTGGACGGTCCCAGCCCCTATGATAGCCAATGCCTTCTAACCCGCGCAGGGAATTCTTCAATTCCCGAGTATACAGGCGTCAATGTACACTGTTCGGACTTCAAATCCCTGTACAGCACCTTTCTCACTTACTATTCCACGAGTACGGGAATCTCCAAGGATGTTCAAACCATTCATATCAATAGTCTGAACACAACCAGCAATTTTGTAAATACGAAATACAACACGGTTCTTCCTAGAAATATTCTGGCAAATAATGCGTATTTAAACAATAAGGGAACAGGAGGCGTCACCTTTTATGGAAGCAAATTGGTCCATTTGGCTTCTAGTCCCGCGGACCTAGAAGGGCGTAGTCTTGCTCCCGCAGATATATCGTGCTGTGCTATCCTAAATGCGGTTCTCAATAATTTCTATGGATGTTTGCCGGCAAATTATGTCATTAATACGGTAACCTATAAATTGGGGCTTGGTTCAAGTGATATGACAAGTTTTTACATAACGGAAGGATTAAATAAAATCACCACAACACGCAATATTTACCTTCAGATGAACTTGGAACAGCCGCTCAATCGGCTGGATGTGGGCGGCAAAGAGAACTACAATATCTCCAATGAAACCACCTCCTCCTATCGTCTTATGATGGGAAAAATCCCAAGTAGAAATGCTGCGCTCAGTCCCGGCTCCATTATGACCACCATCATTCAAGCCCCCGCCAAGTTTGACGCGGTCCCTCTTGCCAGCCTGGACCACTTCACCTTTCGCTTCTACTTGGATGACATGGTGCCTCTAGATCTCCTGTATCCCTTTAAAGTATCCGGCACCGATTGGGATGCTGTCATTCAAATTGATGAACAGATTGGAACCCTTCCCCTCTCCAACAAATAATTTCATTTCAACTTAAAAAAAATGTTATACCAGTCTATAATACTGCCCGCCTTCCAACGATCCATGCTCTTCGTGTCTCGTATCGCGCTTCTCAAACAGCATCAACTCTGGGCCGCAGCCTTGCCCATGGTCAAGCCGTTCTATGCCGTCAAGTCCAATAATGACCCTGTTCTCCTGTCGTGGATCCAGAAGATCGGATTAAAGGTGGACTGTGCCAGTCCGGGCGAAATGAAGGCCTGTCTGAAAGCCGGCTTCCACAAGTCTGACATCCTCTATGCCAACACCATGAAGGCCACCGTGGATTTGAAAGAGGCCATGGACCTCGGCGTTGGTGTTACGACCACGGATTCCGTGGAAGGCGTGGAACAGATGGCGGGTTCCAATATGTCTGTGATTGTCCGTTTGGCCGTGTCCGATGCCACCAGTCGCTGCCCCTTCTCCATCAAGTTCGGCGCCAAGCCACAAGAATGGTGGCCGATTTATAAGGCGATTCAACAGAATCGGTTGACCTTCGGGGGTGTCTCCTTCCATGTCGGGTCCGGCGCATCCGACCCTGAAGTCTTTAAGTCCGCTATTCGGACATGTAGGCAGTTTCAGAATCAGATCGGATGTGAGTTGCCGGTCGTGGATATTGGCGGGGGCTTCTTGCCTTCGCCTAAGCCCTTCTTGGCCGCGGCGAAAGGGATTGTAGAAGAGATAGATGACTGGGAGTATCATGGGACCGGGCCGAAGGAATGGATCGCGGAACCCGGCCGGTTCTTTTCCTCGCCTGTTCAAACCCTGCTGTGCCCCATTGTCTTCAAGAAGAAGAGCCATGGCCTCATTCGCTATACCTTGGATGATTCCCTGTACGGACAGTTCTCCAGCATTGTCTATGACCATGCCAAACCGGCTTTTACAGTGGATACGGGTGACAGGAAGGTGGTTCCAAGCGATAGGACATCCCTCTTCTTTGGCAAGACCTGTGATAGTCTGGACCTTCTGTTTACACAGGATGGCGGACCCGAGTACGAGGTCGGGGACTTCTTTGTCTTTCCCTTTATGGGAGCCTACACCAGTGCCTCAGCCACCACCTTTAATGGCTTTGCCTTGCCCAAGCGAATTTATTTGGAGAGCCAGGACCTCATCAGGAATCAGCATAGGATGTTTCAGGAAGTGGAGAGTGTGAAGGGGATAGAGTATCCCATTGAGACGAAGAGTAAGATTAGCCTGAGTTTGGCATAAACTTTATATTATATGATACTAGAATGAGCAATTCAGATTGGGTATATACAGATTCCAGTAAATATAATTTATTTCAGGGTATAGGATATAAAGTTGAAAAAGTGAAAGGTACATTTTATAAATTTACAGAAATGAAGAATCCATATCAATATGCGAAGAATGATGAATGTCCTAACATACCAATTTATGTACCAGAAGGTGGTATGATACATGTTTCTGATCATCAAAAAATTACATCCCGATTCCCTCCTGAACCATCACGTATGATTGCCGGCAAACGAAGCCAAAAAGCAACCCACAAACAATCCAAGAATACGCGTCGTCGTTCCAGAAAGAATTAATCTATGAAACCTTTTCTTCCGCAGTACCAGGATGAGCCGACTAGAATCTGTCTATACGGAAACCAATGTACCTGGATCCGTACCTTTAAAATCCGTCGGAACCGAGAAACAACTCTTTCCCCCTGTATGCTTGACGAGTCACTGGGACCCCACGGCCATGTTGAAACTGATTCTGCCTGACCAGCATGTGGGCCTGCCCATGGATTTCCGTCCCTATGTAAAAGTCTGTAAGGACTATGTGACATCAGCACCGGCTATAATGGCTCCCATGCCTCCGAAAGGAATGGTCTTTCCCTCAGGCGGTGAATTCTATCCGCCCGGCCGTTATTCCGCCAACATCAACAACGAATCCAAATTACACTATTTGGATAGGACCTTGGACCGTTGGTGCCAAACAAAGGAGTTCATTCCCAAGTTGTCAAGCGATATGTATGTTCCCAATGTGATGGTCACACGATCAGAACAACCCACGAGTGCCTTTGTCCAGGAACTGGCCATGCCCCAGGCTGTTCTACGAGAGACCGGATTCAACTGTCGCACGGAGAATGACCAGGCGAACTGGAACCGCAGTCCTCGCCTGTTCTCTAATCCGACCAAACAGGATCGCTACGGAGCCCAGACCTATTCCGCCTTGCCTGGCGGGAAACTCATCTTTCCCCATGGCAACGCTGTGCCTGTACCTTTGACCCAGCAGGCACAGGCGGGAGCCGAGATTGTAGGGTCTATGCGACAATTTGGTGCGGATGGACGGGGATGTGCTGTAGATTCTGGTGGAAATCCGGTGACAATGGATCCTTCAGGGAATCCTTTGGCGGTTGGACTAGGTCCTATTAATATACCGGGTGGAGGCTATCCAATTCATGTGAAACCTATCATGGATACGAGGCCAGACCGCAATGTTCCGATCCGAGGAATCACAACGGGGGCTCGGTGGGCTCCTGCCTAGAAGCAGGGCGCCTGCGTAAGTCCCGTCTATGTGTGCTGCTAAGCAGCACACTAATACGGTTATTACCCCCTCCCATGTGTGTTGCTAAGCAACACACATGGGAGGGGGTAAAGTTTCGTAAAGATTTTTTTTGAAATATGAATGAGCCTAAAACAACTGATACATACATGTCTAAATGGATATATCAGGTATCGTACACGCCGTCTTCCATGAGTTTGACAAGAACAGAGGACCCCAGTCTGTTGTCTTTGAGAACCACATCTATGGCCTTCTCGTTATCCAACAGGGACTCTCAGGAGAGACCTTCTCCGATATCAGTGATCTTTGGTCCACCATCGGAATAGAGTATGGGTTTTATGAGAACGAGAAGGCTGTTTATGAGGGGTCATCCGAATACAGGGCCTTGTGGACCCGTTTGTTCCAGGATCCCTCTTGCTGTCAATCGGAGTTTGTAGAGGGGCTCGGAGATGCCCTCTTCGGTCCCCTCTGTCTCAAAGGGGCCATCTTCTTTGCCTCCGCGCTCAATACAGGAGAGTTGCCAACCTCTTTGGCATCCTATGCGGATGGACTCTTTGTAGAACCAGAGCCAGAACATGTTATTGTAAATGTGGAACCCATCAAGGATGTCGCGGCCACCATTCGCTATCGGTTTACACGGGGCCGTGTGCGTAGTCCGATTGTTGGCCAGCGGAAGTTTAGTAGGACTAGGAAGGCAGTTCATAAAGTATAATACTCTCTCAAAATAGAATGTCTAGTCCTGTTCTGAATGTCTTTACACAAACAGACCTGGAATATCTAAACAGCCTTCCGGAAGTTCTGGAAGCCAAGGCACGTCTTGATAACAGGAAGGTTGTCTATTTTTCTATCACGCTTACGGAGTCCCTTCGTGCCACCCTTGAAGAACGCCTTGGCTTAGATCTTTCGTCTGTAAGTAGCATTCCTCTACGGTGGATTAAAGGGGATACTCCTTCTCATATTGACAGAGGCGCTTCAGCCTTTGAATACACCTATCTAGTCTATGTGAATGACAGTGAGGGCTCCTTTGTTCTGGGGTCAGAGTCCTATCCCATTCAGGCCAATACCGCCTTTGTGTTTAATGAAGGACTATCTCATAAGACCGAAGGAACTGGTTTTGAGCCTCGTCTTTTAGTGGGGCCTATGAATGAACTGGCTCTGCCGGTGGGGGGAATAAGTATTAGATATTATGCTAATTATTCAGATGCTATAAATAATACAAATGAGATAGCACTTAATAGTGCGAATGGTATATTAGGTCAAGTTACGGATGCAAGCCAGGCAAATATTGCCCCCTATACCTACTGGAGAGTGGCCAGTGGCGGTACTGGAGCCACAGGGGTATATCCAAATGGATTTGATTTAAGCGTTTTTAGTGCGGGTAGTACCTATTTTGTCTATCCTGGAATCCCCTGTTTCAAAGAAGGCACCAAGGTGTTGTGTCAGGTGGATGGCGTAGAGACCTATCAGCCCATTGAAACTCTGAAGGTCGGTACGTTAGTGAAGACAAGTCATCATGGCTATAAGAAGATAGAGGTGATTAAAACGGGTACCATTCACAACCCTGGCTCTGATGAACGGTTGGAAGACCGGCTCTACAAGTGCTCTACAGCCAACTATCCTGAATTAACCGAAGACCTATACATTACAGGGAATCATTCTATTCTGGTTGATTCCATAACAGGAGAACAACGAGAACAGTTAATCAAACATATGGGACAAATCTTTCTCACCGATACTAAGTGTCGGCTCATTGCCTGCGTGGACCAGAGGACAGAACCTTTGGCTTCCGAGGGAGTCTTTCCAATCTGGCATCTGGCCTTGGAGAACGAGAATGACAAAATGAATTATGGTATTTATGTCAATGGAGGACTCTTGGTGGAGACCTGTAGTATCAATACGCTGAAGAACAAATCAAATCTTGTAGGAATTTAATTATTTAGGATACGAATGATACAGGGATAATTGACAAGGAAGAAAGGCTCCCGTGTAGCCATTCAAATATAGACGGCGATTAAATTCGGTATCTTCCCAACCATAGGATTTGTTGGGAAGAGTGACGATAAAATCACCATATTGATGGGTTTTGAAAATAGGTGATAGAAGGGATAGGTGGCCGTTGTGAATAGGAGGGAGAGAATGTTGCCCAGCAATATTCTCCACAGAGGGGAGTTCTAGACCGGCATATATTGCTGTATTGACGGTAAAGGGATTTTTGAGACAGCGATAAGTGGATTCGGGAGTTGGTTTGGTTTGATAGGGTTCCTTGAGATCTACAAAGGAATGAAGCACAAAGTCGGCCTTGGTTTCTTGGAACGCCGCTTGGACATACTCTAGGCGATGGGATACCATCTCATCATCCCCGTCCATGAAGGATAAGATGTCTACGTCGTCCAGAATTTGTTCTGCTGCCTTGTTTCGGTTCTCGGCTGCAAACTGTTGTGTCGGTGTTGTTAGAAGTTTGACAGGAAAGGGGCGAGGTTTCAGA